GCGGTGAATATTATGCAGCCGGTGTTGGATCGGCAATCACGGGCCGTGGAGCGGATTTACTTATTATTGATGACCCACATTCGGAACAAGACGCAATGAATCCAGAAGCGCTGGAACGTGCTTACGAATGGTATACATCAGGACCACGACAACGTTTACAACCAGGCGGAGCGATCGTTGTTGTCATGACCCGTTGGAGTCTGAAAGATCTTACCGGAGCGCTGATCAACTCACAAAAAAATGTCAAAGCAGATAAATGGCATATCATAGAGTTTCCAGCGATTATGCCATCAGGCAAACCTATCTGGCCACAATATTGGAAGAAAAAAGAATTAGAAGGTGTAAGAGCCTCTCTATCCGTTGGTAAATGGAATGCACAATGGATGCAGAATCCAACATCAGAGGAAGGATCAATATTAAAACGTGAGTGGTGGAGGCTTTGGGATAAACCATCAATACCACCTTTACAACATATTATTCAGAGTTATGATACAGCGTTCAGTAAGAAGGAGACAGCTGATTACAGTGCGATAACAACATGGGGCGTCTTCTATCCTAACGAGGACTCACCTGCTAATCTGATATTATTAGA